AATCTCAGGTTCCTAATCTAGATGATACTAATTTTCAATTTAAAGATGACGCCTTTTCTTATATCAAAAATCTTCTTTATACTCATACAAATTATAATGAAACAGTTTCCATTAATTCAGTTCCACTATATTTTTTAGAACCAAATAATAGAATAAACCTATCTGATTCTAATACTCAAATACAGGGAGATCATTATTTACAATCTTTTTCTATTCCTTTATCACATGACGGAATTATGTCGATGAATGCCATAAAAATTACTCCACAGATATAAAAAAATGGGGCCCTTAGAGGCCCCAATTTTCTATTCTAGTAGCTATATATTCACCAATACAGATAGCATCAGCTTCATCTTGTGTACATTTCTTACCATATTTTTGAAGCACATATTCTTGGGTATTTCTTTTTTGTTCGCCACGATTTTTGCCTTTAATACCAGAACTAGATTTCCATTGAGAGGCATACACTAAATGATATTTTATCTCACGCTCTCGCAAAGAAAGTAAAAGAGCTCCCTGTAGCATAGCCAATTTCTTAAAGGTCTGCATATTAGACTGCTCCTGAATTTCTTCAATTACAACCTCTACTTGCTCTTCCTCATACTCATCAATCTTCGATATCATCCACAGCTTCAACTCAAAAACCCTGTCTATAAACTCTCCCTCAAATTGAACCTTTCCAAATTCTATCAGTTCAGCATTTCTCCAAACAGAATATCCAGAAATATTTGAAGATTGGTCTATAGCAAAATATATCATAGGCCAGTACTTCCAAATCCACCTTGTCGCTCAGAAATCAAATTAGCCTCAGTAGTCGTGTAATATTTTTCAAATATACCTTGAGCTATTTTTTCTCCTTGTTTTACACTTTGGGATATATTTCCAGTGTTCCATAGTGCAATACCTATATTGCCATCATTGCTTTTATTTCCATAGTAATCAGAGTCAATTATTCCCACAGTATTTTTTAGCACTAGATTTCTTTGTACCGACATGCTTGATCGGGGATAAATTTTTAAGACTTCATCTTCTGAAAATAATGCTTTGATATCTGTCCAAATCATACATGTCTGCCCAGGCTCAATTACAAAATCATTAGGAGAATAAAAATCGTAGCCAGCTGCTTTAGTGGTTCCTCGACTAGGCAAAGGGATTGCCCTAGATTTAGCATTGCTAACGGCACACTCGTCTTTAACATAATAAAAACCTCGCATTATTCAATAATCAGATCCTTCTCTTTATTAAACTCTTTAATAATTTTAACAAGATAATAATCGCTCATCTTTTTTGATTTTTTACTAGTTGAATATCCAACCACTTCATAGCCTTTTGTTGGACCAGCTTCTTTTGCAGCCTGTACTAAGCCCTCTGCTTGATCCTCATCAAGAGTTAAAAATTCTTCAGTTACCTTCAGTTGATACATCATTTGTTCCTCCTATTGTAAATACTTCTATATCTATCAATTTTAAAATATCTAATCTGATTTTTTCAATAAAATCTCTAGGGCCTATTAAAGTTATTGCTTGAGTTCCTGTAGCCTGAACAACTCTAACAATTTCTTCTGCACTAGTTCTATAAATCTCAATCTTGATGCCACTGTCCATATGACAAGTAGCACCAAGGGTAAAATTAAAACAATTTACTACCATTGAACTCATAATTGCTCTACTCCCCAATCAAATGGAGCCAAGTGAAAATATACGCTCTGAATCCATATCTCTAAAGAGCCATCTTCTCTAATCTCTAAGTGAACAATATCTTTCATTGGAACCATTACATCCTCGTTTAATAATCCAAACCAACTATTAGAAAAGTATTCTAGTAGAGATTCTGCATTGCCACCATTGACCGCAGTCTTAAATACAGTATAGTAGTCAACTTCTTTTGAGAGAAGTATAAAGTATTGTGCAGTTGGATTTTCACTAAAAAATTCTTCAAACTTCTGTAAGATTAATTCATTATCTAGCGGAGATGCATCTGCAAATAGCTTTTTACCTAAATCCTCTAATCTCATTATCCATCTCCTTTCTTTATATTTTTATTATATCATAGTTAATTATAATTGTCAACTATCTTTCTCTTTTTAAGATTAGCTGACCTTCTGTATCTATATCTTCTATCAGGTATAGAGTTTCAGTAGATGTATGTGAGTATTTCTTTGGAACAAATTCTGAGCCTCTCCTAAATCCAGTTAACAATATCTTCTTGCCTCGACTAAACCAAGATCTATCAAGGATTCGCTTTGATCCATCGTCTCTTGTTTCGGATGTCTGCTTGTCATAGTGAGCAAACTGTTCAGGCCTAAATTTGACATATACTACTCCATCAGTAGTTAATATAGAAACAGTAGACTTCATTTTATCTTTGCCCAATATGGTTCCAGCTATAACACTAGTTTTAAAAATTGGAATGCGCTTTCTGCCGAACTCTAATATTTTTTCTACTTCTGGATAGCTTGGTAAGTCATAGAATTTTGAGAGTCCATAGCTACGATCACTAATTTTATCTAGTTCGTGAAATGAATGATAAAAGCTTACTGAATCCATTTCCCATGAAGCTAAATTACCATAAGCATACTTATTCCACTCTTCTTCAAAAGCTTCTCGATTAAGGGCTTCTTTTAGCGAGTCAGAATTATTTGTTAGCCATTGCCTCAAACTATCCATTTCTTTATTATAAAGTTTATCCCAGACTGTACACTTAATTACCTCTGAGCCTGCTTGTACTTCGATCAGATCAATATTAAAGTATTGTGAATAAAATTGCATAGCCCTATAATCTAGATTATAATATGCACCCTTTTTGTGCGTCTTTAAATATCTATTGAATTCAAATATTGAAAGCTCTCGACTCATCTCTTCTGTAATTAAATTGTTTGCTATCAGAGTGGGAACAGTCTGTAAAGATATTCTAGTCTTCTCAGGAATAGTAGACAATAAATATTTCTTCATAATGTCGTATCTATCTATCTGTTCTACTCGATCAAAAGCGCCTGACTTTATTAGAGAGACCATAGCTAACTTAGAGGGATTATTCTTTTGAATAAAATCTTCCATCGAAAGATATGGTCGATTTTCTATTATTTTGTTAACCACATCATCGCCAATATTTGCTAATCCCTTTAAACCAAAGAATATTCTATCTCCTTCTAGATCTGGACTAAAATTAAACTTAGACCTGTTAATATCGGGAAGTGAAACATTAACCCCATTAGATTTAATATACCCTATTGCAACAGCTATCTTAGCATAATCTGTAGCCTTATCATCTTCTGCTCCTGCATTAACAAAAAGACAAGCAGTGTTCCAATATAGACTTGGATAGCGATTAAAGAGATTCAATTCTTGAAGGGCAATGGCAGTATAAGGAGTAGTGTGATTTCTACTGAAACTGTAGCCTAGTTGCGGCTCGATAGCAGTAGAATAAATATAATCTAGTAACTGCTTGCGCGCACCACTCTTATCATAAATCATCTTCTTCAACTTTGGAATTTCATCCATCTTCTTCTTTCCAACTACTTTACGAGCATAGTTAGCCTCTTCCAAAGAAAATCCTACAAGCTGGGAATTCATGAGAACTTCCATCATATCTTCTTGAGTATTGGGAACTCCATATACTGGAAGATAATGAGGCTCAAGTAGAGTCATATCATCTTGAGTCAGTCCACTCTCACGCATTTCTTGATACCATAATTGAATATTATTTTTGAACTGAACATATTTATCAACAGGAACTACTCCATTATCTAGGGGCATTAATCTCATTAAAGAATTAGCTGAGGCTGCATCTTCTAGAGATTCTGGCTGAACTTTTTTAATAGCTTGACCCCCAACAAGAGTATCAAACTGGAAAAGATTTATAACTTCACCATTGCCACCTGGTTCCCACATTTTCTTGGAATATTCCAGCACGTCGGGATGTAGGTAGTGGTCATAATTTGCTTTAAGTGAGCCCTGATCCTGCATCAAGCCATCTTCAACTAACAAGTCCATAGCAGTTCTAATCTTATCTAAAGCTTCGATTGTGAGAAAGTCATACTTCAAACAACCCATATAATCCGAGTCATTCATATCCCATTGAGTAATATACTGCCCATTTGGAGCCCTCATTAATGCATTACGCTCTAAGAATCCATCATTGAATATATAAACACCTGCGGCATGAATTGAACGCTTATTTACAAGACCTTCTATCTTTAAAACCATTTGCTCGAGACCTGGATACTTTTCTACTTCCATTTTTAAAGAATAGATAGGGTCTCTATCTTTTTCTCGATTCCCATATAGGCAATCGCTCAGAGGCCACGTAAACCCTCTTTCTTGAGGAATCATGCCTGTTAAATAGAGTCCTACATCACTATCAATTCCAAGCCCTCTACAGGCTGTTAGAATGGCTGATTTAGGTCCCTCTGTTCCAAATGTACAGATATTTAAAACATTATGGTCGCCGAAGAAGTCTTTGATAGCTTGTAGAATTTGACCTCTTCTTAGGGCTTGAGTATCAAAATCTATATCGGGTAATTCTGGTCTTGTAGCAGTTAGGTGTCTCCAGTGTGGTAGATTCCATTTTATAGGATCAAGCTGTGTGATTCCAAGAAGATAGCAAGACAAAAATCCTGTGGCACTTCCTCGAGCTACACCAACTAAACTATCTCCTTTTGTCCATACCAACTCTATAATTTTAGCCATAGTATTGTAATACGATGTCATACGCAACCCTAGAGTCTCACTGATTCCCCAAATTTCTTGTGCTTCTTGATTTAGCCTTGATAGATATGTATCATTCAATAATGACTTTTCTTTTAGCTTTTCAACACAGGTTGTCACCCAATACTGATCCTGTAAGGACTCGCTCATTCTCATCTTCATTAGATACTGATATCCACCAATGAGAGGCTTTTCAATATAGATAGGAGAAACTTCAATAGTAGGTATGAGCTGAGGGGTGAATAGATCGTAGTCCTCAACCCAGCTTAGGACGGTTTGGGAGACTCGAACCATCTCATCAAACTCTTCTCTAGAAAAGTCTAATTGTAAATATTCCCATACTTCTTCTTCTGTCATTATATAGGCTGTCGAATAAAAATCATCAACCTCACGCTCACCATGTTTAGAGTTAAGAAAGGCTTTATGAATCTCTCGATCAGATTTTTCTGTATAATGAGAATCTGTGGCGAATAAAAGTGGAATGCCGAAATATTTGCTGAGAGAGCGCATACGCCTATTAACAATTCTCTGTTCTTCTGCTGTATTTGGAGCTATTTCAAAGAATAGATACTGACCAAAACACTCTTTTAAAAAGTCAACAAACGCAACAATATTTTTTTTCTGTTGAACAATCTCTGCTTGATTTCCATTCTTCTCGGCTTGATCTAGTTTTAATATATACTGTGGAAGCTCACCACCAATACATGCACTCGTAGCAATTAGAGTATCGGGGTATTTTTTAGTGATAGATAGCAGCTCTTGTTTTGTAACTGGAACTCTTTCCATTCCTCGATCAAAGTATGATTGTGACCAAGCTAATGAGCTCAATTCTCTGAGGGCTCGATGACCCTCACTATTTCTAGCCATTAATAAAAAGTGAGGATAGCGGCTCCCCATTGAACGATCTTCTGTTAAATAGATTTCATTTCCCAGAATCAATTTAAATGACTTATCTTTATAATTCTTTTTATAATATTGAACTGCCTCAACATGAGCAGATAAAATTTCATGGTCAGTAATAGCGACTCCTGATAGTCCTAATTGGTAGGCTCTATCTATGAGCTCGGCAGGCTTTATAATACAATCTAAAAGTCTTAAGTTTGAATAGTGTGTGTGATTATGTACTGACACGTAACTCATAGAAATCCTCCTTTTATTCTATTACTCCTTGAATACCTCGCTCAAGAAATCTCTCAACAACCTTGCTAGGTTTTAAAATCTGTTTAAAAACATCTAATGCACGATCTGGAAAACAATAATTTGAACATGTATAACAATCAAATGCTATAAATCCAAACTCTGGGTAAGTATGAATACTTAAATGAGATTCCTCGAGAAGAACTAGAATAGTCAGTCCCTGTGGCTCGAAATCTTTAAAGATGATATCCACTACAGTTGCTCCAGTTGCATTTGCAGCCAGCTCACATAGAGCTTTCATAAATGCAAAATTATCGATAGTATCTGAGTCGCATCCCCAGATATCGGCAATTTGGTGTTTGCCATATGTATTAAAACTACTTTGTTGCACTATTAATTCCTCCTTATTTATATATTATATCTTTTTTATGAACATTTGTCAATAAAATAGAAAATTGCCCCTAATTAAAGGGGCAAATCGATTCTATTAGTAAACTTCTTTCCAGGTTATGTTGGAGATAACTGTTGCGTTTCCATTAAAAGATTTGGCTAAGACTACAAAAACCTCACTATCAGTAGAATTAAAGTTTTGAGCTATGAAATTTTTTCTAAGCTGCAATTCATTTGTAAGAATAGCTGTTCCAGGTGCTTGATTTCCTGTTCCTTGTCCACCTGCTGGAACCAGTCCACTATCTATAAATTCAACAGAGCTAGTAGAATATGTGGTAGCTGAAATATCGTACTCTACTGCCGAAATATTTCCTGCAGAAACCCAGCTTGCGGTTGATAGAGCAGAAGCAGAAGGTAATTTAACTACTTCAAAAACTACATTGTTGGAAGTGGCCAATAAATCTATTGTTACATATCGTGTATATACTCTATTTTCAAATCCATTAAATGAATTTTTTAATCTGATAGATAGAATAGGAGTAAGGCCCGCTGTCGTTACTGTTTTTGCCGTCGGAGTAGTCGCAGAAAATTGTCTACCTACCTCAAAATAGCCTCCTTCGCTTACTACAGTAGAGCAGATTTGCTTTATTGAGGCAGTTCCAGCTCCAGAAACTTCATATCTCACAGGTAGATTTGCTGTTCTCATATACACTTTATCTAGATTATTAGCATGATATATTTCCCCAGCCACTATATTTCTTCCATCTTTATTGAATCCGAATCTTACTCTTCCTACGCCAAGCCACTCAAAGTCTATAAAGAGAATCTGGGTTTTTGTTGCATCAAACCAGCTGACGTCTTCGCCACTCCAATCAGCTTGATCGTATTCAGTTTCTTCTACTGTTCCACTTGTATCAGATCTGACAACAAATGTTAAAGTTCCATCTCCATTTTGCCGCAAATATAGGCCATTTTGACTGCCAAAATACCCTACTCTTTTTGTTGCTCCTACAACTGCAGGACCAAAACAGAAAGAAGCAAAAATCAACTGGCTTTTCCCAGGCATATAGTTGTGATACATTTTTGTTTGTTGTGTTGCTGTACCAGCCGAACTTCCAATTGAAAGAACTGATTCTGCGCGATTAAAGTCATAGGACACAGTTCCACTACCTTGAGTATTCACAGTAAAATCTGTTCCATCTATATATGCAAACTTATAATCATTTATAGTCCTAGGATCAGAAATTCTTAATCTACCAAAAGCATCGCCTGCAAAACTTCCTTGAGCATCACCTACTAGAGCGACCTTTATAGCCTGGTTTGTACTATCTACTATATCTATTCTCTGGTTGTTGGTATCTATCATATAGGCACTATTTGGTGGATAGTTATCTATCTTTTCGCTCGAGCTTAATATCGTTATGACAATCCCTCCTAGAAATAATATTTTATTCTCTCTAGTATATGATAATCTTGCACTATGATTTGAGCTTCTATGTTACCATTCCATTCATTAACACTAAATTTACCAATTAAATCCAATACCACGCATGCAGTGCTCTTTAAATCTTCAACCTCTTCTTTAGAAGAGCCAAACTTTATGAATGTAATATCACGATATTTAAATTTTAAAGTTGGAGATTTATCTGGAGATAGTAGTACGATATCCTCGTTCTTTATTTTTATTTGCTCGAGCAGGAAAAGAGGTTCGTCAAGTCCTTTGCCCCACAGATGTTTCATTCCAGCTATATCAAGAACTTCTATCGCCGAGATAGCCAGTGGTGAGTATACATAGTCCAGCATAAACTGATCTGAAAAATCTATATCTGCCAGCTTTTCATTTGCATATTGGACTAGACTGTCAACCCGATCTTCTTTAATGCCAACCCCAAAAGCATTAGCGTGTCCTTCAGCATACTCAACAATTCCACTATCATTTAAGAAGGTTTTAAAGTCTACGAGCTCAGATTTTTCATAGCCCCGACATGATCCCTCAAGCATACCATCTCGAGTCCTACGAAGTAACATTACTGGCTTTTTATATTTACTGATAAGTTTATTTGCTATGAGCCCAGATAGATTTTTATCAATCGTCTTTTCAACTATAACCAATATTATTTTATTTGAATCAAGGTTATTATTAACAATGATGTCTTCTATTTCTTGCGTTCCTTCATCTCTAATTTTGCTTTGTCTTGATTTGACATTATTAACAATTCGACAAGCTTGTTCTAATAAAAGTTCTTTTGCCTCAGGGTCTTTATTTCCACGCTTCTTAGAAGAGACCTTTAAAGAACGATTTTCTTCTAAAAAACATCTAAAGACAATATCTTTTTCTTCATCTGTTCCTGCTCGTACTACTGCATTAATTAGTGGAGCAATATAAAAACCAATTGTTGTAGGAGTAATCATAGACTGCATTGAGAACGCTTGACGTTCGACCAGAGCGCTTAAAAAAGCATTTCTTATATTTGATACCCCTTTATCAATTAAACGCTTAGTCTCTAAACTACGTATGTCCATCATATCTGCTACCATTCCTAGTGCAACTAGATCGAGCATTGAGTCAGCAAAATCTGTATTTGCTAAATTATCTAGCACCTTGCAAAATTTATAAACAACTCCAACTCCACTTAACTGTTTATTGGGATAGTCATCTAGCTGTGGATTTACGATAGTAGCTGAATCAGAATCTACATTGGCCTCATGGTGATCTAAAATAATACAACTTATTCCAGACTCATATAATTTTCTATGAATCTCTGTTTGACCAGACCCAGCATCTGGAATAATGACTAGATCGAATTTAGATTGAATATGCTCATCAATGATACTAGAGGATAAACCATGTTCTTTTCCTAGATGGATTCTAAATACTACATTTCGATACAGTTCTCGGTTATACATATATATCCAATTTAAAAGTAGGGCGCTCGAAGTATAGCCATCACAATCAGAATCAACTTGAACAAAGATTCTAGACTCAGAATTTAAATGCTCTAGCAAAGTCTGTGCTGCAAGTTCTATATTATTCAACAGATATGGACTATGTAGAACACTGTCAGTAGGGTAGATATACTGTCTGATTGAATCAAGTGGTATTCCTCTATTGAAGAATATCTGCTCGGTTGGAGTCAGCCTTCTATCTATTGGATTTATTAATTGATATTTCATACTCTTCTCCTATCATAGGCTAAATCTTTTTTTATATAAAAACTCAAAGGTCTCGACTCCTCTATCTATAGGAGATTCTTTATAACCCAATTTATTAAATTTGTCAAAGATAAATGATACTAATACTTTAGAGCTGAATTTGGAATGTATGGATTGCAGTGCCTTAACTTGTTTCTCAAAAAGTGAATCTCCACTTTCTAAGAACTCTTTATCAAATGCTATTACAATTTCCTCAACACCCAAAGATAGAAGTAGTTCTACCTGTACAGCTGATAGATTTGATCCACAGCATGCAACCGCACAACTATTAGAAAATATATCCATCTTAAGAACTGACTTCTCACCTTCAAATACTATAGCCTTCTTCTGCTCTTTTATATTGTCACTATTAAGATCAATCCCATATAAATTAAATGATAGTGGATGAGGATAAGTTTTCCCATTTATATAAGCAGGTCTATACTTTCCTAATACTTCTTCATCTTCTGCCATTGTTCTTTGTCTTATTCCTATTAGATTTTTATCAACATCATAATGAGGAATAACGACAGCAGAAGTGACAGGATTAAATTTAATATTATATTTTAACATAGTGTCTATTGATATTCCTTCTTCTTTCCAGTCTTTCACTGGATAAAAAGACAGATAGTTTAATATTTGACCATCATAAAAATTGATCTCCCTCTTAAACTCCATGTCTGAACAAGCCACCTCAGATTGAGCAGCAGCGAAATAATCTATCTTTATGCGGTTTTGTGTCCATAGAATTGATTGAGTTAGGCTTAGCTCAATATTTCTCTGGCGAAATACTCGTGCGATTAAATCAAAGACATCGAACACTTCTCCACAACCAGTATAACATCTGAACAGTTTAGTGTCCATATAATAATATAATTTACGACTTCCAGAACCAGCTGAATTGTGGCAGATCGTATCAAATATTAAGCTATTATTTGCGCGCACTGGGGAAGAAGAGCCTAGTTCCTGAAGTATCTCGATGACATTGTCATCTGATAAAGCATCTTTTATAACTCTTCTTTCTATCATAAGAACACCTTTTTTATTTTATAATAACACAGTTTCAGTAGAATTGTCAACTATAATATCTATGTCTTCGATACTAATAGGCTTATAGTCATTGTCTGTTAAAAAGAGTGGGTTCACTCTACAAATTGAAAGATCAGCATAACACCAAAGTTTTACTGATTTAAATCGTCCACGTCTATTCTTATAAACATGATGTACTAGATTTGGCATTGGTAAACAAGATGATTGTACATATCCTGCAAGAGCCTCTTTATCTTGCTCAGAAACAGGAAGAGTAATAATTCCTAAGTCAATCTTATCAGCAATAGCTTTAGCACCTCTAAGCACGTTCTGATTTGAAGTATCTCTGTTCTCCCAATCTGAATTTAATTGAGTTCCAGAGAGTATAAATACTCCTAGTTCATTACATAAATCTTTTATTTTTATAGCAATCATAAAGAGAATATTATCTTCTCTTAGCTTCATTCCTCTAGTTCGTTGAGTTATTTCTTCTAAAATTTTTAATGAAGTATGTATATAATCAAAGGCGATATATCTGACCCCATTATCACGAACATTCCTACGAATAACTGCCTCGATGTCTCTAAGCGAAAAATCTGGAAGATGTTCAATCCATAAAGGCGAGTTTGATAATAAGTGAGCTGCTTTAAAAACACGATTTTCTTCATCTCCATAATATACCCCATTCAGAATATTATCTTCTGAAACTCCGCTTAAAAAGGCTAGTCCCATAGTTTGACATTCATCTATATCTAACTCGGTTGTAATGAATAGTGAGGGCTCAGAGCTACCAATAGATACCCATTCTTTCTTCTCTAGATTATAAATTTCATCACAGGCAAAGTTGCACATATCAGCCATCATCATACGAGATTTACCAACACCAGTAGGAGCTGATCTTAAATAAAACTTCTTTAGTCTAGCTCCTCGTGTTACTGTGTTAATGAGGGGGCCATATAATGGGATTCCAACTTCTGGCGATTGTTTTAGTCCTTGAATTAAGTCTACTAAACCATCGCCTGCATGCTTCGATACGGACCACGTCTTACCTAGAAAAGACAGTTTAATTTCTTCTATCTTTTGATCTACCTTATTAGCTAACTCATCAACTTCTAATGAATCTATAAAATCATTTTGTTTTTGTATGAGAGCTCGATCTTGTTGATCGGGATCATATAGCCAGTGAACATCAATTCCAAAAGAATCAAATGCTCTTAAAATTGTAAACTTTTTTAATCTATTAAAGTAGTAGTCAAATGAATCTAGTTGTATTCTACTTTTATCTTGTTCTAACCACTCTGAACCTTGACCATTTGAATATATTTCTTTATAGGCAGGACGAGAAGATAAATAGTTTTCTATATCCATAGTGCTTATAGTATTGAGTCCTTGTGATTTTAGATTATATATAGATGCAAAAATAACACGACTAAACTTACTTGTAAAATCATCTGCTGAGAAAAAATACTTATCTGCTTGCTCTAATAAAAATGGAAATTTATAAAGAGTTAATAATACATGCTCAGCTGTCTTTTCATCATAATACTTAGACACTATAAATCCTCCAATGAAATCTCTCTTATTTTATTTATTCCTTCTGCTCGAGGAGAAGAAATATGAATTGTCTTTTTTTGAATATCTACTGCTCCCTGGGCATTCTCTCTGCCTCTATGAACGCTAGAAAAATACTCTCGAGCTTCTTTATAAAAAAATGGAACGATTCCAATCCCATTAGTTTTCTTGGTTATAGGCATATTTTTAATTTTATAGCAATAATATAATGTTCCTGTTATACCACTTATAGTATATCTATACTGTGATTTAAATTGTTTTATTTGTTGCCCAATCATTCCAAAGTTTACATTTTCTCCCAAAAGTTCATATAATATCACATTCAATCTTTCTCGATCTTGTCGTTCTTTATCTTCTTCATCAGCACAGTGTTCATGGGCATATCTTTTACTAACAACAACAAAGGGTTCTATATTTCTATCTATCTGTTTACTACAATATATACATTTGACTGGTCTCATGCTAACCACCTTGTTAAGAATAAAAGGGGAGGAAATTATCCTCCCCCATAAACTATTTTAATTGCTTTAGTTCAAAAACAATAATGTCTAAAATATCAGCTTGTGCTCGACTCATTTCACTAGCTTTTTTACCAATGCCCAAATGGCGTTCAACAATCTCCGTAATCCTGGGAACATTTTTCATTGCATCCTGCTCGATCATTTTAGCTGTGATAGTACTAAATTCTTTCATTAGTCCATCAAAGTCATGCTCTATTAGATTGCTAGAGTTGATATTTGACTTAACTGAAGCAATATCAGATCCATCTTCATCAGTTTGACGCTTTACAGCTTCTTGAATTGCTTTAACTAGATTTCCATAGCTAAATTCAATATAATCAGGAGTATATTTAAAACGTGAGCCAGCTTCAAATCGCTGAGTTCCTCGCATAAATAACATTGTTTTACTGCCATCAGCTGTATCAACAGAACGACTATAACCAATAATGTCACACATACGACCTGCAATTAATCGTGGCTTTGCTGGAAGAGTAGGAATAATTTTATTATACTCTACACCAGTTTCATCTTTAAATACTTTATCTGTCGAGTGACTGATTAAAACTAAACCATAGTCTAATTGAACCACTGCACGTAATTTAGTATCAAATTCTTTTGCTACTTTGCTATAGCCTCCACCAAAAGGAATATCTCCGATTGATTCTACTCCAGCTTGAGCACAGATATACTGTTCACAATAATCATACGCAATATCAACTGTATCAATAACAATAGTTTCAAACTTTTCTTTTACACCATCATCTTTTAATTGACGAAGAATCTTCAAGAAGTCTGACCAACTATTCATTGGAGCAGCCATAACTCCAGGTAAAGCTGCATAACCCTTTTCAAAAGCTAAAATTAATGACTTTGGAAACTTACTAGCAGTCGTAGTTTTACCCGACTTTGGTTCTCCATAAAACATTACAGAGTAACCACGAAGGTCATTACTGATTTGATGAGGTTGCAAATTTAATAAATCTAACATATTATTTCTCCTTTTGTTTTAAAAATTAAATGTGTTTGTAGCTGGCTTTGCAGTTGTTGTAGTAGTTGTAGGTGCAGCAGGTTTAACACCTTGAGTCTTTTCAGCTACTACGATATTTCTAGCTTGAACAGCAGCTGCTAATTCAGCAGGACTCAATTGATCTTCTTCGTATGGAATAGTTTGTGCTCCAGTAATAACAAGCTCTTTACGAGTATACGATGATCGAACAACTTTTGAATCTCCAAAAGCTGACTCCTCAGCCTTCTCATTTGTTACTGTGTTATTAACTTGAACTCCCCAAACCCGTGTAAAAGTATTTGGATCAAGATTAGAAAAGAAGTCTACGCCTTTTTTGTTTTCAACAACAAGACGAATTGGAAGGGCGTTATTTCTATAGTTAAAAATTAATCCATTAACAACAGCTCGACCTGTTTCTGTTTCATTTCTAATTTCTGGTTGTACAGATTTAATAACAATATCAACTTCAAACTCAGCTTTAGGGTTTACAGTTGGAACTATATTAATATATCCACCTGCATTAATTAATGCTGTACGAGCTTGACCATCTTTATCTGTCCAGTCATTTAAATCTAATGCTGAATTAACACGAAGTCGAGTTGGATTAGCTGCTCCATCTTGCTTAGCTGAACCATTTAAATAGATACCATTTAAAATTCCAAACTTTGCATTGTCCAATCCTTTAGATGTTTTTTGCTGTTCAAATACATCAATAGTAATAACATTGCCTGGCTCTGTTTCAATTTGAAGTCTACCAGAAACATAAGGAATTCCTGCCTTAGTAACACCAGAACGCAATTCTTTTTCTAGTAAAACTCCTTCAATCATACTCTTATTAATCATTTTTTTCATGTAGTTTTCTCCTTATTCAATATATTATAATTATACTATACTTGTTGAATTTTGTCAACTGGTTTAGTGTCGTGCCAGATCTTTAAACATTTCTCAAAATTTTCAGTTCGCTCATAAACCCAAAAAGTTTTGCCATTGGGATGCGTGCCCTTGCTCATAGAGTGTAGACCATTCGCTTTTAGAAAACGATGAAAGTTAATTGAAAAACATTGAAAGAAAGTTTTCTTAATAGCTGTCATTGAAGTTATTCCTCTCAGTATTTTATTTAAAAAATTTCTATAAGATAATTATACCATTTTTATAGGATCGTGTCAACCGAAGTAAAAGACGATTCTCTATTTACTGGATATCTCATTATATCATCAACATTTACACCAGCATATTTTCTAATTTTATTAACTAGTTTCACACCATATTTTACACATAAATTTGTTAATATGCTTTGATCGTGTCTATGATCTATAAACTCATCAAAGTTCTTAAAGCCTGAAGTATTTGGTAGATCTGTAACAATATATTTATTCTTACAAAATTCAAACCACTCCTCTAAGAACTTAATATTTTCTGAAGTTTTTTGAAACGCTATAATGCCAGCTTCTACTTGATGAGAGTCCCAATATTTAGGACCATCACAATTCATAAAGACAAAACAATCTCTTTTCGTATAAGCCTTTTGACTAAAAAAAGAAGTAGATATTATCTTATCATTTCCTTCTAAAACCATTCTACTAATAAAGCTTCTAGTTCCTTTAAGAATAGTATCTCCAGAATCTAAATAAAATAGAACATCTCCATCATTCATTTCTTTTAGTGTCTTGAGTATTAAATATGGCTTCCAAAGCCAGTATCCAGCTCCACGATCTAAATTAAGAATTTCTTTATTTTCTTTATAAAATTCTGTGCCTATAATATCTTTATCTGTATAGGCAAATATAGAGTCAAATCCATCCATTTGAGCCTTTTCTACTAATGCTTTTTGTTGATTAAAGTATTTATAATTAGCAAAGCAACAAAAATTAATCTTGATATAAATCACCTCTTAAGTAATATTATATCATTTTTAAATGAATTAGTCAATAAAAAAAGGAGCTACTAATATATAATTAGTAACTCCAGATAACTAACTAGTTCTTGTAGATCTTGGATGCTCTTTTGGAAGAAGATCATTGTCTGTTACATATTTTTTATCTTTAGGCTTACCATTTTTTAAAAGGTATAAATATGCATTAACTCTAGCCATAGCCCATTGTGCTCTAGTAACACCAGGTCTATGAGATGTAGAATATGCTCCAGCACCTCTACGATACACAGCTTTCAGTTGTCCCAAAGTAGTTTTAGCCCAAACAGGCTTATCGAGTTTTTCCATTTCCGCATTGTGCTCAGAAACTTTATTTCTTAGACCCACTTCTGTACTTTCATCAATCTCAATGTCTCCACCAGGGCCTTGAGCACTTCCTGGTTTATTGACATCACTACCTTTGATTCTATCTCGCTTAGGAGCAGGCGTCCCTTGTCCAGTTTTAGTAGCCCACTGAGTTAGTCCGAAGTCTTTTTTTTTAGGTCAAATTCTTCTGTCTCAGATTCAAGCTCTTCGTAGTCATCATCTTCCATCATATTTGAAACAATTATAATCTGATCTTCTTCATTCTCAATATGGGTTTCATGTGGAAAGTAATCTAGTTGATCCATAAACATATTCCAAAATTTAACATCTTCAACAAGCTGTGGATCTGATTCAGTTGTGTAGTAAATAAGATGCTTGCCACTTGGAGCTATGTCTCTAATATTGCCCATTGTATATCTTTTACTCCACTGTCCATCTTCATCTTGCATAGGCTCTGTTTCCATTAGAGCTTGTTCCAATGCAGCTAAGTCAATTTCCTTTAACTTTTCTTCAGCTGTAATGACGGCATAGCTAGAATCTGTTTTTCCTTTTTCTTTCATAGCTTTTCTTTGAATTTCTAAAGCAATAGCTACTGCTTGCTTTTGTGGATATCCATCTTTAATTAGCTGACCAATATTATTTTGTAGCGTTTTATCAGAATAACCTTTTCTTAGTGGCATTATACTCTCTCCTTAATTAAAAATAAAGTCCTCATCTTTAATAGAATCTATGATAGCCATTTTATAAGAATTGCCCTTCATTGAGAAAAAATCATGTGATTTTGATGTTGTACTGAGTCCATTAAGAACTACAGAGTTAATTTCTTCTCCTTCTGGAAAAATAGCATCAAATCCTAGATTTTGAAGAGCTTTATTAGCGTTATATCTTATGAACTTTTTAACATCATGAGTTAGTCCAATCTGATCGTATATATCTTGACTGTATTGAACTTCATTGTGATAAAGAGTACTCACTAGATATTCAGTCCATTTTTTTAGTTCTAGTTTTTTAATATCTGTCTGACTGTTATAAATTTCTTGAGCTAAGAGTCCTACATAGACTCCGTGAATAGATTCATCTCTAATAATCAAATTAATGATTTCACCACTCTGCATTAACTTACCCTGACCATAGCATAAAAGTGGATAATAAAAGCCACTGTAAAACAAGAAGCTTTCTAGTAAGACAGATGCAACCATAGCTTGATAAAGTGATACGTCATCATTATCTTTAATATCTTTATAAAGAGAAGTGATAATCTGTGCTTTATTTTGTAGGTATTTGTTCTGTTCAACCCAAGCAAATAGAGCCTGAATCTCTTCTTTAGTTGCTAGAGTCATAAAAATGTTGGAATATGATTTTGCATGAACGGCATTCTCCATCATTCCCATAAAGTTTAAAACAGCTTTTCTTTGATGACCCTTAACGTGATTCATAATTAAAGGCATTCCTAGATTACCCTGCTCTGTATCGAGCAGAGTTAATCCAGCTAGGGCTTTCTTATAAACTTCCTTTTCTTGATGACTCATTGACTTCCAAGTGAGAAGATCTCCATTTAAGCTAATCTCTTCTGGTAGCCAAAACTGACGTATATTTTGTTCATAAAATATTTGTGTAAAATTATCGTCTTTCTGTGCCCAATTTGCAGCAGTGTGCAACATATTTTTCCTCCTATACCGAACAAGATAAACAATCTTCTTGGGTAGTATCTTTTGTTCTTGCGTAATAAAGTGTCTTAATGCCCTTATGGTGAGCATATAAATCAATTCTTGATAAATCCCTTGTTGACATTTTATCTGTCAAGAATAGAGTAAAACTAATGCCCTGATCGACGTGTTGCTGAACAGTAGAAATCATATCTATAACATCAAACATATTCATATAATAAGCTTCTGTAAAAAAGAACCATGTTTTAGAATTCAAATAAGGCATTGGATAATATGTTTTTGAGTTACCATAGGTACGTTGTTCTATCTTTTCCATTATAGGCATAACAGAAGCAGTAGCAGATTGAACATAGGATATGGAGCCTGTTGGAGCAATAGCTAATCTATAACTGTGATACAATCCATACTCTTTAACTTGTTCGGCTAGATGAGCCCAGTCTGCAGGAGTAGGAATACTCATTCCTTCAAATAGCTTTTTAACCTTGTCAAAGGCAGGAGAGAAATCAGTATTTATATATTTTTCAAAGTATTGTCCTGTCGCATAGGTGGACTGCTCGAACCCATGATATCTTTCTCCTGTGCTTTTTGCTATTTCATTTGAGCGAATAAGAGAATAGTAGTTCATCATCATAAAGAATGTATTTGCAAAGTCTCGGCCTACTTCACTCTGATATTGGATTTGATTCTTGGCAAGATATCCATGTAGATTCATTGCGCCCAGTCCAATAGATCTCATCATTTTATTAGCACGAGCAACAGCAGGAGCATTTTTAATATTGGTTTTATTAGTGACAGTTGTGAGAGCATCTACTGCTAGTTTTACAGCTCGCTCTATAGATTTATTTTCCATAACATTCACTATGTTGATCGAGCCTAGATTACAAGAAATATCCATTCCTACATCATCAGTCTGACCATAGTCTGCATATTGAGATACTTTTGATACTTGCAAAATTTCTGAACACAAATTACTAAACTTGACTTTCGAGATACTGTTATTTGCATGAACTCGATTAACGTTATCTTCAAACATTAAATATGGATATCCACTTTCATATCTCATTACTGCCAGTTTTTCTAATAGCTTACGAGCATTAACTTTATCTTTTCTGACCTCTGGATTATCTACTAACTGGTCATACATCTCTGTAATGCTCATATCATCTAGATGAACCCCATATTGCTTGTATACTGTATATGGATAAAAGATATACATATCTTTATCTTCACGAGCTAGCTCAATAAACTTATCAGGAATTACGACTCCGATAGATAGTGTTTTTACTCGAACATCATCATCAGCTTGAATTTTTTTAGTATCAAGAAAATCATTTATGTCTGCATGAAATATATTCAGATAGGCAGCTCCGCTACCCTGTCTTTGTCCCATTTGATCTGCATATCTAAAAGCATTATCTAAAAGCTTCATAACTCCGACTACACCTTTAGTTGCATTTTTAATGCCCTTAATAGGCTCACCCTTAGCTCTAATCTTGGAAAGATTTAATCCTACACCTCCACCAACTTTAGAAAGCTGCATAGACATATCTAGGGCTTTTGAAATATCATTGAGGGTATCATTAACTTCAAGAAGAAAACAAGATACTAGTTCTCCTCCTCTAGCTCTTCCAGCATTTAGCATGGTGGGAGTAGCGGGTTGGAACTCTTGATTAATAAGAACCTCAACTAATCCCTGTGCTCGCTCAAAATCTCCATCTCCTAGAAACAAAGCTACTATAGAGACCCTATCCTCATATCTTTCTAATATCTTCTTCTTGTCATCAGTTTTAAGTGCATAGTCGTTATAAAATTTAAACGCACTCATATAAGAGGGAAATCTAAACTTCTTTGCGTATGCCAATTTGAATATTGATTTGATTTGTGAAAAAGTATACTTATCCAAGAACTCCCTACTATAATATTCATTTTCAATTAGATAATCAAGCTTTTCTTTCAAGTCATGAAAGAAGACAGTATTCTGATTTATATTATCAATGAAATACCTCTTAACTGCCTCCTGATCTTTTTCAAATTGATATTGACCATCTTTTTGAACCATTATTTCATTATTAAGTTCTATGTACTTTGGAATCGACAACAGCCTTAACCTCCTCTTTAAACCTATTTATATCTTGTTCAGTGCCACTTAACTCAAATGTCATTAAAAGAGGAACTTGAAATTGAACAGATATTGTCTTGCCAGCCTGACCATAAGACAATCCCCAGTTTCTATTTCCACTTACAGCAACACCCTGTATATACTTTGAGTTTCCCATTAAGAAAGATGTGGTTGAATATGGGACTCTTCCAAATCCCGCCGTATAGGTAATTAAAATATAGGGCTCATCGATTTGGAGATATTGATTAATTTTGATATTTTTCATATTTAATTTAGACACAAATCGCTCAACATTACCAGTCAATGAGTCGTATACTATTAACATCTACTTACTCCTTAATTATATTTATTATACCACTCTATAGTCTTTTTTATTCCTTCGATGAGTTCAGTTTTATATTTCCAACCAAATCCATTTATCCTAGAAACATCTAAAAGTTTTCTGGGAGTTCCATCTGGTTGAGAGCTGTCCCATATAATTGATCCATCGAATCCAACAAGATTTTTAATGGTTTCTGATAGCTCTTTGATTGTTATATCTTTTCCAGTTCCAACATTCAAAATAGCTGAATCATTGTAGTTATTCATGGCCCATACAGCAGCATCTGCTAAATCATCTACAAATAAAAATTCTCTATATGGTGATCCAGTTCCCCAACACTTAACACTATCTAAATTGTTTTTCTTTGCAAAAATAAACTTTGAAATTAAAGCTGGTAAAACATGCCCACTATCAATATCAAAGTTATCATTTATCCCATATAGATTAGTTGGCATCAACGAGATTGCATTAAAACCATATTGTTCATTATATTTCTGACACATTTCAATCCCAGCAATTTTAGCAATAGCATATGCTGAATTTGTGGGCTCAAGCAATCCAGACATCAGAGAAGATTCTTTTATAGGTTGCTCTGAAAATTTTGGATATATACATGAGGATCCTAAAAATAATAACTTATTACAATTATTTCTATAAGCACTATCAATAATATTAGTTTGTATTAGTATATTCTCTCTTAAAAAGTCTGCTTGGAATCTGGAGTTTGCTCCTATGCCACCAACTTTTGCTGCAGCAAGAAATACAAACTTTGGCTTTTCTTCATTAAAGAACTTTCTAACCTTGTATTGATCTGTTAGATCTAGCTCTTCTCTAGTTTTTTTTAATATATTAAAATATCCATCAGACTCTAATTTTCTGACAACTGCAGACCCCACTAATCCTCTGTGCCCAGCAACATAAATCTTAGAATCCTTCTTCATTTTCACACATATCCTTCACTAATTCTTTAAAAGTGTGTTTTGGAGTCCACCCTAAAATATTCTTAGCTTTACTAGCATCTCCTAATAATGACTCTACTTCAGCAGGTCTAAAATATTTAGAGCTTACTTTTATTACTGTGCGACCTGTAAGTGTATCGACTCCCGCTTCATCAACGCCTTCACCATGCCATTCAATGCTCATTCCAAAAAAAGGAGCTGCTTCATTTATAAAATCTTTTACAGAGTACTGTTCTCCTGTGGCTATAACAAAGTCGTCTGGTTCTGGCTGCTGCAGCATTAGCCACATTGCCTCCACAAAGTCTTTAGCATGGCCCCAGTCACGTCGAGCATTAAGGTTGCCCAAATATAAACATTCTTGTTTACCTTCTGCTATTGCTTTTAATCCCATTGTAATTTTTCTAGTTACAAATGTTTCGCCTCTTCTAGGGGACTCATGATTAAAAAGAATGCCTGTACATGCATACATTCCATAAGACTCACGATAGTTTTTTGTAATCCAATATCCATAGATTTTTGCAACTCCATAAGGAGATCGTGGATAGAAGGGTGTTGTTTCACGCTGTGGAGTTTCTTGGACTAAACCAAATAGTTCTGACGTTGATGCTTGGTATATACGAACTTGACTTTCAAGTCCTAAAATTCTTACAGCCTCTAATATTCTAAGAGGTCCTAGCGCATCAACCTGTCCAGTGTACTCTGGTATTTCAAAAGAAACTTTAACATGACTTTGAGCTCCAAGATTATATATTTCTTGAGGCTGAATGTCCTGTATTGTTTTTATCAGACTACTAAAGTCTGTTAAGTCGCCATGGTGAAGTTTCAAGTTTGAATTATTATATAAATGGTCAATTCTTTTGGTATTTATAGAAGATGATCTTCTAATGATACCATGAACTTCATATCCTTTTTCTAAAAGAAGCTCAGCAAGATAAGAACCATCTTGTCCAGTTATTCCAGTAATTAGGGCCTTCTTCATTTGTTCCTCCTCATTCTCAAGTAGAAATTATATCTTATTATAATATTATAATATATTATGATAAATCTGTCAATCTTCCACCGTCGAAAACTAAGTCTTTAGAGTAGTCAATTTTTGAATTTATAGATGCTGGATATATTGGAATATCTTGTTCATCATATCCATTGCCACAGAAACAATATGGATTTATCAATCTTTTTCTTGTCTCAGAAAACCAGCCTTCATTTAAAGAATGAAGCATCACGCTGTCAATAACTTGTGGAAAAATAAAATCTCTTAAGAAAAACTGGTCACTTAAATAAAATTTATTTTGTAAAGCATGTAGTTTCATAATTTCATATGTACTACTATTAAATTTTCCTTTATATCCAAAAAGGCCAGCCATAATAGGATATTCATAGTGGGCATCATGATCTTTTATATTATGAAATAGCTTATCACTAACTAACCATTCTTGAACTGCTAAATACTCTCTTAGAGATATTCTATCATCTGAATCTCTAATAATAGTTATATTATTTTCACTTTCAAACAAAGGTTCAAATCTCCAAAAAACACCATAAAGATTATTTTTAACCTCAACTAATTGAATGTCTTTTTCAAGATCTTTAAAATTATCAATATTATCAACATATAATCTTATTGTCCAGTTGTCATAATATTTTTTAGCTAATTCAATTTGTCGTTTAGCTCCCACTATATACCTATTATTATTTCCAAAAACACTCATTGAAATTATATTCATTATAGCACCTACAAACATTCGATTATATTATATTTTAATCCACTATCTCTTTCTACGTTCAAGGCAATAGCTGTTTTTAGTCCAGTGGGTTTTATGTCATTTATAACAATTCTTTCTCCAAGTGGGGCATCAAAAATTATTAAGCTATAGATAATATTATTTAATGAAAGAAACTCTTCTGTTATTTTTCTATATTTTTCTTTTCTTGCTGTTATAAATATTATAAAATCATTTTTAGATAATTTATTCAAAAAATTTTTAGCCTCTGGTAATAAAGAATCATATCCATCTTTCATGTATCCAGCATGTTTTAATACTGTTCCATCTAAGTCAATAATCCAAGTTTTATTTAATGTAGAAACTTTTATACTATCCATATCAATCTAACCCCATATCTAAAATTTTTCCTATATGCCCACCAGGGTGATTTCCTCTAAAGATATCTATTGAAATATCTAAATCATCTAGTAATCTCATAGCCAATCCTTGTAAAACTAACAAAAAACTTATACTAGAATTATTAGGTATTAAATTCCACCTATCTCCTTCAGAATCTAAATTCATTATAATCTTATCATTTATTAAGCTAGAAAGAGTGCTACTTTCATTAAAACTGAGTAGCCAAATTTTAATATTTCTTTTTTTTAAGAAATGATATAAGTAAACCGACTCTATTGTTTCACCACTTTTTGTTAACATTAAAACGACATCTCCATTTTTAATACTACCAAGATCTCCATGTACAGCAGAGTTTGTGTTTAAAAAATAAGAAGATATACCGATCGATGTTAGGGTTCCAATAAACTTTTCGCATATAGATTCATTTTTACCTAGCCCTGTCGCTATTATAGACTTATTATCTTTTATAGCATTAACACAATCTAAGATTAAACTATCAAATTTTAAATAATCAATACTATCAATTACCCCTGTCATACTACTTATTTGACTCTGAAAAATATCTTTCATATTCATATATCCCCTTATAAAAAGCGCCACATATAGCATCATAGTTATCTGAAGTATAACTTGTTAAAGATAGCCAAATTAAAAAATGTAAAAATAATATTTTCATTTTTTTATCTTGTCCTATTAAATCAAAAAATAAATCTTCCATTTCTTCCCAGCCACTACTGTCTATAGATAGCTCTACTTCATTATCTAATATTTTTAATTCAAAATTATGAGAATTAAATTGGTCATAATTTCCTTTTATTGAATAGTATAATTTAGCCCAATCATAGTCAACATCTCCAAATAAAGATGTTTCTCCAAAATATCCACGAGGATCTATTAAAAAAGTATTAAAATTATTATCTATAATTACATTTGAAAAGGTTGTATCTCCATGAATTAAATTAAATTTATTTGGAATAAAGTCTTTATAATTTAGTTTAATTAAATCAAATGACTTAAAAATATTTCTGCATTTTTTACCATTTATTTTTATAAACTCATTCTCAATAAAGGGAATTAAATCTTGAACGATTAAAACTCTTTCATATGTTTTTTCAATGTAGTTTTTATAAACTGAACGTTCATCCACTCTTTCTTCTTCAACTAAACTATGCAAGTCTTTGATGGTCTTTACTATATTTTTTAATATAGTAGATTTATTCTCATAAGAAATATTATTATCTACTAAACTAATAGATTCTAGACGCTCTATTTGAAATGGATCAAAAGAATATACTTTTGGTATATTTGAATAGTTATTTCTAATAACAAAATTATACCAATTTTTTTCTTTTTTAGCAAGATCAATGCCAGTTTTATCTAGTGGAACTTTTTCAACTATTGTATCTGTAAATATAACCCTATTAAAAGGTCTGCTTTTTTTATTTTTTATTTCATTATCTTCATATTCTTTCCTAAGTCCAAATTCTTTTGTACTGAACAAAGGTATTTCAACAAAAGACTTTCTTTTTTCCTTTAACCATCTAACAAACTCCCCAGATCTTGGAACTAAATTCAACTCATACTTATTCTTAAATATAAAAAATCCAGCTACTCCTTGATTGATAGAAGGTGTCTCTATTAGAGATTTTTCTATATAAGACCACCTACAATTAAAGTCCTGAGAAATTCCTATGAAATTAGTACTAACTTCCTTTGGTAGCTCTATATCGCTTAGAATTAAATCAGACCATATCAAAACGAAAGGCTCATCTTCTTCTATAAAAAATAGTGAGTCTTCTATCCCAGAACAAGTACCAGACTCATTTGTTTTAATTATATTAAATTTTACTTTCGCATATTTTTTGAGGTACCTTTTAAATACCTCATGCTTATAGTCTGATATAATTATAAATTCTGAGTCTGGAAATTTGTCAAACAAGTGAAATAATATTGGCTTTCCATTTACTGAGACTAATGCTTTTGGCTTATTAAAGGTAT